CAAGACTATCAAGTTTGGAAGCGCGGCGGGGAAAGCTTTATTGATTGGGCTAAGTGGGAACCAGGCTTAAAGCTGGCAGAAAAAGGCATTAAATTTATGCGTGATCTGCTGATCGATTTAGTCTATCGAGCAATTGCCGCCGGCGACACTATCGCCAAAGTTTTTCGAGGTGATTTTGCAGGCGCAAAAATAGCAAGCAAGGCCGTGATTGAAGGAATGTATAAAAAATATGGCGACGGTATTCCAAAATTGCCTGCTGAAAATTCTAGCGGCGATACGTCACAAAAAGTAGCGCCGAGCGTTCGACAAAATCAAGCTATGCGATATTTTCAAGCGCAGGGATACACGCAAAATCAAGCTGCTGGCCTTGTGGCCAACGTGAGCCGAGAATCAGCTTTTGACCCGGCAGCGGTTGGTGATGGTGGCAAAGCTTACGGTATATTGCAATGGCATCCAGACCGCCAAAATGAATTCAAAAAACTGTTTGGTAAAGACATTAAAGGCTCAAGTTTTGACGACCAAATGGCATTTATGCAATATGAACTGACGCAAGGTAACGAGCGGCGCGCCGGTGATGCTCTGCGCAATACTACCGGGGCCGGAGAAGCTGCTGCTGTATTGTCTAAACGTTACGTAAGGCCAGCGGACGCCGAGGGTGAAGCTAGCAAGCGTGCAAGCCTTGCTATGAGCTTTGCAGGTGTGCCAGGCGCGTCACAAGCTGCAAGCGGAGCCGGTGCGCCGCAAATGGCACAGGCTTCGGTTAATAGCGCGCCTGCGGGCTCTAATCAAAGTGTGGTTAACACTATCGGTGAGGTTAAAGTGTACTCGGCGGCCACCGATGCGGCAGGCATAGCTAAAGACATGGGCGATTCTTTAGATTACCTTTTTACGTCTCAAGCAAACTACGGGTTGAATTAATATGGCGCTCATTCCATTTCCAAGCATACCGGCGCTGCCGGGTGTGCCGGCAATTCCTAGGTCACCAAATTTCCCACCTGTTTTGCGCGCAGGGTTGGGGCTTGTGCAGGGCGCAATTTTAAGGGCATTTCAAATTGATGCCCGATGGGGAATTTATGACGTTAACGGTAAAGCCCTCGGTGACCCTGGCCAGTTTCGCAGTTTAGGCGCGCTCGGACTAGGTTCTACGCTTTCAACCGGCGCTGTCGAATATTCCAAAGAAACTAGGGTAAGTGATTTTCCATTAGAGCGTGGTAGTTTTGCGAGTTATAACAAAGTCGAAATTGCAGCCGCGCCGGTGGTGACTTTGTGCTTTTCGGGAAGTGAAACTACGCGTAAAGCATTTTTAGAGGCGGTAGATGTTGCTTGTAAATCGACGGCGCTTTACAGCGTGGTTACGCCTGAGATAAATTATTTAAACTACAGCGTAGAGCGTTACAACTACCAACGCCGCAATAATAAAGGGACAACACTTTTAATTGTGGAAATCACGTTAAAAGAAGTTAGGCAAGTGTCGGCATTTTTTGCAATATCCAATAAAGGTAATGTTACCGCGCCAAAAGACGCCGGCGCTACGCCGCAAGTCGATACAGGAAAACTTCAATCAATTACACCGCCAACGTCAACTTTAAATAGTATTGCTAAAAAGCTACCGGCGTTAGCAAGTCAAGCGGGCGCAATTTTACAAGGCATAGTTAATTAATGGAAACAATACCAATTCAACCGGTGCCTTCGCAACTAATAAAAGTTGTGCTTGGTGGTCAAAATTGTCAAATTGCGATTTATAGCAAGCCCCAAGGTTTATTTTTTGATTTAAATTCAAATGGCAGTAATGTTGTGTTGGGGGTTATTGCACATGACGCTAACCCTTTAATAAGCGCCCGATATTTAGGCTTTATTGGCAATTTAATTTTTGTAGACACGCAAGGTTCAAGCGACCCAACATATGAGGAACTTGGAACTAGGTACACATTAACTTATTTAAATGCGGCTGAAAATGTCCTCATTTAGTAACAAAAAACAATTGCGCTTTGTTATCACACTAGGGGTCGGTAACTTTGGCGCTTCAAAAAACAATCAGATAATTTTGCAAGGTTTTCGAGCAAGCATGACAGTTGACAAAGCAGGCGGAATCCCTATGGGCGAGATGCGCGCCAAGATTTACGGCGTGAGTCAGTCTGATATGAACAGCGCAGTCACTTTGAATTGGAAGCCTGGTTCACTTATTCCAAATACGGTTGAAGTTTACGCAATAGACGGCGCTGCTGAAACTTTGGTGTTTGCTGGCAATATCGTAAATGCGTGGGGTGACTATCAAAACATGCCCGATGTGTATTTGCACATTCAAGCCCGAGCTGGATTTTTTAACGCCCTTCAAGCAATACCGCCGCGCAGCTATAAAGGTGGCGTTGATGTGGCCACGGTTATGGCACAAATTGCCCGCAGCATGGGCTACGTTTTTGAAAATAACGGTGTGACAACTCAACTTGTTGATTTGTATTTGCCGAATACTGGCATGGAACAAGCTAAAGACTTAGTGAAAGCTGCCGGGTGCGATCTTTACCTTGATGACAAAATACTGGCGATTACTCCACCAAATGTGCCGCGAAAAACAATCATTCCTTTAATATTACCATTGTCGGGTCTTATCGGTTATCCAACTTTTGACGGAGTTGGTGTCAATTTTCAAACGTTATTTAACCCCTCAATCGTATTTGGTGGAGCGGTTAAAATACAAACAGACATAAAACAATCAGCAGGTCAATGGATTGTTAATTCAATATCGCATAATCTTGAATCAGAAAAACCCGGCGGCGCTTGGTTTTCGCAAATAAGGGGAAATGTTAATGGCTTTGCCATCACCGGGAATTAACGGAATACCCGTTGGACAACTTAAACCGTCAAGCACTCGCGGTGAATTTAACAACATCACGTTTTTAGTTCAGCAAGCGTTAGGGAAAATGCAAACGTCAACGCTTGTCAGGGTTGAGGCTTGCTCAAACAATGGCGGCGTCTCCCCTGTCGGCAACGTAGACGTTACGCCGCTGGTTAATCAAGTTGACAGTAACGGAAACCCCACGCCGCACGTGACAATCTACAACATGCCGTATTTGCGAATTCAGGGCGGCGCTAACGCGGTGATTATTGACCCGCAAAAAGGCGATATTGGAATTTGTGTGTTTGCTTCGCGTGACATTTCAAAAGTTAAAACTACGCGTAAGCAGGGTAATCCCGGAAGTTTTAGACAATACAGTTTTTCCGATGGCATGTATCTTGGGGGATGCTTAAACGCCGCGCCGACGCAATACGTTCAAATGAATTTTGCTGGCATTAAAATTTTTTCGCCTAATGCGATAATTTTACAAGCGCCTGATATTCAGCTAGTTGCCACCACTATTGAAATTAACGGCTCAAGCTCAACCACGGTCACTACGCCCACATTTACCGTTAATGGTGCTACCACATTAAACGGCACAATTGCGCAGTCTGGTGGGGGCGCTGCGACCTTCTCGGGGTCAATTACTTCAACCGGCGATATGATAGCTCAAGGCACGAGCTTGCATAATCACATTCATCCCGACCCACAGGGCGGCAACACTGGGCCACCGATATGACGCGATTTAATACGCTTTTGTTAGATCAAACGCAATGGGATTTAGTGATAGATAGTGCGGGAAACATAGCGATGGCAACACCCGCTTATTCGCTTGCGCAGGATGTGGCAAGCACGGTGCGACTCTTTTTAGGCGAGCTTTACTACAATACAACTTTAGGTATTCCGTATTTTGAAGACGTGCTGGGAAAATTGCCACCTATATCATTGCTTAGTGGATTGATCGAACGTGCTGCGCTGGCAGTGCCAGGCGTCGTAAGCGCTCAATTTACAGTGTCAAAATTCAGTAACCGTGAATTGACCGGACAAATTTTATTTATTGACGAAACCGGCGCGGCAAACGGCGTCACTTTTTAAAAAGAAAAAAGCATGGCTATTTCATCCAACGTTCCAAAAATTCAATTTACGCCAGCTGGATTAATAATTCCGGCTGAAACCGATGTTTTGGCCGGCGTGGTGTCTG